AAAGGCAGCCATACAAGGCCTGTAAAAGCTATGCCCACATAAGCATACCAATGGTAGTTAGATAAGTGCCTCTGATGTCTGTATACGTTCACAGATAAGATTGCAAAGTGAAGTAGGAAACCTACTAAATAGATTGTTAATAGTGTCATAGTTTTTTTCTTTTAGCTCTTCGTTTTTTTGTTGGTGTAGTTGTTACCTCTGTTGTTGGTTCGGGAGTAATCTCTGCTTCTATTGTAGCTAAGTCTCCTTCTAATTGCTTCTCTAATTTGTTTAGCAGCTCGTTCATGCAGGGAGTACAGCTTGTAAAGCTTTTACCGTCTTTAATGCCAAGATACTCTCTTCTAAGTTTAAACAGCTTAGCCATCTCACCAGGTGCTAACCTTCCACGCTTTCTAATCTCTCTGATATGTTCAAGCGTTGGCATCTTCCAATCTTTCTCTTCCAAAATGGGCCATAGCTTAGCTGGGCAGTCAGTAGCTGCATAGCTTGCTAAGTGATCCACAGGGCAGCCACATGGCTTGAATGTTATCTCACCAATTTGATGAGGCCGTTTAAATGGGTTAATTGCGTTAATAGGCGGACCACAAGTGCCAAACTGCTTATTGTATACAGGGCACTCTTTGCACACCTTAACTCTTGCTTCAAAGTCTGTGCTGTTTATCATCATATCTGTAGTGAATTTCTAAGTGTTGTTTTAGCTTTCTTAATAGTTCTGTAAAGATAGTTAAGAGGAATGCCTGTTTCTTTAGCTAATTCTTGGTAGCTAAAATCATCTAAGGCATAAAGAAAGAATAACTCTCTCTCAAAGTAGGGAAGTCTACTGATAAAGATATCTAACTGCTCATTCTCTAAACGCATCCCTACGCTCTTGTTCACATCATCTATAATATCATCTTTAAGATCATTGCGTATCTTTTCGAATCTTAAGCGTGTATAATTAAATGAGCTATTACTACAGCGTGCAGAAAGTCTAATGGCATTACTCACGTAGTTATTCAGCTTACCTCGGTTATGAATATCCTGTAATTTATCTTTGTCGCTTTCTAATATCTTAAGTAGAGTGTCATGGAGCAGCTCATCGGCTAAGTCTAAGCGAGTAACAGTTGCTGCTACTCTGCGCCATTCGGGATAACACTTATTTATTTCTGAGCGCCAGGTATTCATCTATTACTTCTTTAGCTTCATCAAAGCTCTTGCATGTTACTGCATGGTAGCCATTGTTAATAAGCTTTGCTTGCCAGTCTTTCTGAGATTGACTCATTACACCCTTAGCTGTTTTCATCTCTATAGCTAATCCAAAGAATGGGCCCTTAGCATTGTAGATGAAGATATCAGGAAAGCCTTTAACATATCCTGTTTTCTTCATCTTTACAGCCTGTTTCATAGACGTGCGAACACCACCAGCAGAGGCGCAATAAAGTAAACGCGGATATTGAGCGTTAATATATTTAATAACAGCCTCTTGTATTAGGGCTTCCTCATTTCTCATGTTCTCAAAATTAAGCTATTAACTTACTTGCTTTCAACATCTTATTCACATAGTTATTCACAAAGCATTTAGCACTATATCTTTGGCTCATTAATTTGCTTTTGGTTTAGCAAGTGATTATTGATTATCTGAAGTAGCCTTGCAAACGTGCAGGGCTATTTTAGTTTTATACCCTGTAGGGATAGAAAAATAAGGAGTACTCCCTAATTACCCCTAATTGCCCCTTTAGGGTATAATTTTGTAGATTATTTTCCACAATAAGCCTGATTCTGTAGATTATTTTCTACTATAATGCGCCATTACTTTATTTTTTTATGCTTTTTGGCGCACATTAAAGTATGTAATATCTCTCATAAAGCACTTTTAAGTACGATAAAGTGCGCTAAATCACACTTTAACTTAGATAAATGCGTACTTAGTGTAATTCCTATTCAACTCAAAGTAAGCTCTCATCATTATAGCATCTGCTATATCGGGACTAATTCCACCGGTGCGCTGGCTTATGGTATCTTTAGAAGTAACACGAAGCTTTCCTTCCTTATCAGGATCTACCCTTCTAATTAGCTCAAGCTCTTTTACAATATCTTCCTGCCATTTAATGGGCAGCGTTATCTCATTCTTATCTATTAGCTCGCCTAATCTAAAGTAGCAATCAGCTTTTAGATTCATGTACTGAGTACCTCTTACAGCTTTACTTCCGTTCATAAATTCTCTGCAGCGTAGGCTATCTACAAGGCCACCGCCCACCCCATCAGCATCTGCGAGCACGTTGCTTAGTCTAATGCCATGCTGATTCATTAAGCGCTGTATCTCTGCCTTAACTTCATCTTGGCGCTTCTGCCTAAGCACTACTATATCAATACAACTCAATCCTTTCCACACACAAAGCACAGTTCTATCTTTACCCAAACGAGCTATATCGGCTGTGATATATCCCTCACCTACAGCCATTGGCTCTCTAAAGCAGCGCATGAGCTCATCATACATGTAAAGTCTATCTGAGCTGTTATCAAATTCCCAATCTCCCTCAAGCAAGCGCTTCCTATCTGCTTCGGGCAATCGGGTAAGGCTTGTAACGTAGCTATCGGGTAAGTGTATATTATCTCCAGGTAGCGCCTGCACGAATGCTCTGTGAGCAGGTAGATTCTGATTCTTGTATGGTAAGTAGAATTGGTTATAAATCCACCCCTTCGATGGGTTACATGTAAGTAATATCTTAGGCTTAAGCCCAAATTCGTTAAGCTTGTACCTGATACGTGAGCTAACAATGCTATAAGCCTTCTCAGTTATCTCAGTAGCTTCATCTATGAATACATCTGTAAGCTCTAATCCCCCGAGATCGGTCATTTGTGGGTCTGCGGGATAGAGGAACAGGTCGGCAAGTATAATCTCTGAGCCATTGCTGAACTTAATAATATGGCTTTGTTGGTTATAGGCAAAATCTTCTCCTGCTTTTAGCCCTATCTGCTGTGCTACTTGAAAAAATGTATTCATAGTAGTTTTCTTGAGCGTGTCTAACTTGGCTCTGCCTATTAGTGAACGTGTACCTGGGTATTTTAAACGTCTAAGAATCTGCCACATGCAGCCGAGCATAGTCTTTCCACCGCCTGCTGCTCCACCGTAGAGAATTGTTTCAACGTCTGAATCTACTGAAAGAAATTTAAGTGCCTCGCTTTGTCGTGTTAGAGGCTTGAAATTGTATTCTATTTGTCTCGCCATTGTACAAAGTTAGGCACAATGTACGTACTATCAATAGGTTTAGTTACTCTCTCTAAGTTCAGCTCCATCAGGTAAGCGCCCAAAGGTTTAGGAGGCCTCATACGCTCTACGTGAAAGCCCATGTAGCCCTCATCATATTCTTCTTTATAGCTTGCAGTTCTAATGTGATGCACGTAGCGCATATTAATTCTATAGCCACCATTATGAGCATAGGCTAACTCTTCTACCATATCGGCATGATGATAAAGCTCGTGAACGTGTCCGCTCCAAATGCAATCAGCGCCATCTATCATTACCCCCATTCGGTTATTTTGAATTACTCCCTTAGTAACTACTCCACCGCCACCTGATCCATGGTAATACTTTGTCTTAAACACAAAGGTGCTGGCTTTACCCTTGCTTACTCGGTGTACCCACCAACCGCCATAGCCACCTACTAAAACATTAGTGCCTGCTTCTCTATTCAAGCCGCTAACAAAGCGCTCTATTAAGTCAGTCTCACAATTCTTAGTTATGGCTGTTTCGTGATTACCATAGCCCACGAATACCATTAAGTGCGCGTATGGCTTAAACCAATCTATAGCAGTATTCACAAGCGCATCTAAGTAGTTTGCTACGTTATGCTCCGGTCTAATATCATTCTTGCTGCGTCTTGGATCGTACTTGCCCTGCATAGCACAAAATAAATCTCCATTTACAGCGAAGTAGATGTTTTCTTCTAAGCATTTATCTAAGTGAGCTTTAAGCAGCTTTCTATCACAATGAGGGTTATCCCAATGTACATCGGAAATCATGAGGAACTTATCCCCACTTTTACACGTTGTTACTATTACGTTTCTACCCTCGCGATATGATGTAATCATTTGTAATTATATTAGATTTAAGCTCCTGAAAATGCTTTTTAAATTCGTTATAAGGCACATCTATTACAAGCGCATTATCAATGCCCTGCATAAGTGCTAACGTGCGCTGGCCTACGTAGTAAGTTCCATCTGATCTAAACTCTACCTCGGCTTGAATGCCCACACATTTGCGAGCGTCAAACATAAAAGGAATGTTTTCAGCATAGGTAGCCTCGTTACCGATATCTTCGGTATAGTTCCATTGAATAATATAAGTGCTGCATAACTCAGGTAGCAGCTTGGCATTTAAATCTACTACTTCCTTTTTCTTTCTAAATAGATTCATACGCTAAAATTAATAAAAAAGCCCAGCGTTATGCTGAGCTATCTTATTAGATAGTGGAAGAAATACTTAAAATAAACTAAGCTGTGGTTTAATAGCTACCTCTTTACCCGGTATTTCTATCTCGCCCATTGCCATAAGAATACCATCAAATCGGCCATTGTAGTTAGATGTAATTAAAGCTTGTTTCATCTCTGATTTAACCAATGCTACAGCATCTTCTTTCGTTGCGCTAACATCTTCCTCTTCCCAAGATAATGGCCTGCTGATAGATGTGCTAATACCTTGGATATAATATGTACGAGCATAGCCATTTTTATTCTTAGCTATTTCATAGTTAGCTAATACACCATCAGCTTTATAAGTAATTGTTTCCATTTTAAAACAAAGAAATTATATTAGGATTAAGGTCTATTTTCCATAGGTTAATATCATTACTTGCTTTGAATCCAACGTGATTAATTTCACCTTTTTTCCAAGTACCATAATTTGTAAATCCTAAAGACTTCCAAAAATGGTTAGAGTCTAAATCTATTCTGCATCTTAAAGTGAATCCAATTCTACCAAACTTAATACAGAAATCTCTACATACTTCTATTAAAGCTTTTCCATAATACAACCTACGCGCATCGTTTCTAATTGCTATCTGCTGAATTTTTGCATACTTGTATGATGATATTGCAGGAGTAATTAATACATAGCCTACTGGGTCATTTTTCATTTAAGCAATCAAAACAATAAAGTTTTTTTCACAACCCAAAAGTAATTTCTCCCAATTTATTTTTTGATTAAAACCAAAAGAAAAACTATTTCTTTTCTGTAATTTGTCAAAAAAAATAAATCCTTTATTATTAAATGTTCAACATAATAAA